CCCTGCAGAACTTTTTGAGCGATTAATTTCGGCTCTATAAATATTTAGGCATTACGCATGCCCTTGCGATGTAAATTTGATTATTTGATTTACGCATAACCTTGCGTACTTTATTTGATCCCCACTTTTGTTGGGCATCTATATGTTGCCTCTCCGAAGTCTGATTACATTTCATGACTATCTTTATTTATCTATCCTCTGGTTTTTCAGCCAGAGAGAAAATAATTGAAACAACCCCCCAGGTGGAGATTTTAATGAATCCACCGACTAGTCATACTGACTAGCTTTTCGAATTACATGAAACGTATATATTCATTTACGTTAATGATTGTTGTTGGCATAGCGCCAACACTTAATTCAAGCGGTTGCACAAGTTGTGCAATTCATTATACGCTGTTACTGATCATATGGAAGCATTATGTCCATAAGAACTACAGTTCCTAATTAAGGAACCTCTAGAACTTTATTTGGGCTGGTTTGGCTAATACCTCTCCAGCCCTCATTTTGTTTGATCATGAGTGCGAAGCTGCTACACGGCAGCCGGTCCCTGGTTTTCATCGATTCCCGAGCGTCATCCGTAGCAACAAATTGACCCGATAAATCGACCCCCATGGTAGCTTCTAGCTACCAAGGGGGGGGTTCCAAGAACGGAATCCCTCCCGTGGACTCTCAGTCCACAAATATGTTGTATCCGTCTTTCGCAGACAATAAATGCGAGCGTGCTGTACTCCCAGCGGCCCCACAAGCCCTGAGTACACCTGCTATGACTTGTGAACATTTAAACACCCAACTTACAACAGTTGATGATTATACACTTAGATGTATTGAAGATGTTGTCAGCTCCCAATCGGGATTTGAGAACGTCTTTAGTTATTCCAAAATCTTCAAAGAACTTAGTGATAAGGCAGATGTATATCTGCCAGAAAACATAGTTCGCGAAGGTGAAGGTCTGTTTGCACTTTTCTTTTCATTAAGAGAAGTCCAATCCATCGAACAATTCCTCGCTATTGTTTTCTTGTATGTGCGTGAGCACTACAGAGACAAAGCAGTTACAACCATCGTTTGCGAATACATTGAAGAACTCTTCAATAAAGGCAAGGATCTTGCTGACGGACCACAATCCGGAAGCGAACACCCAAAATGGTTGCAACTAATGCGAAACACCCAGCAAAACTGGTTGCTTCTCAAGAATAACAAAATATTTTCCCAATTATCAAAACTCCTCGGAGTCTTGGTTACTATGGGATTATGTGATGCTTCTTGCTTGAAGTTTTCCATTGCTGGATATAAACTTTTTGATGATAAAGTTTTGGAAAAACACTACGCAGCCACTGACATGGTTGATGCAGTGTTCGGTACTATAACTTATTTCGCAGAAGGTGCTTATCAGTGCTTCAAAACAGGAAGTCTCAAACCACTGCTCATTAATGATGCTAGTGCTGTTGAGATGGACGAGGAATACAACACCATGATTCAATGGTGGGATCTTGTACGTGGCGGCAACCTTGAAAAGTTGACCCAAGTAACAGAATCCGAATTCGATCGTAGACTTGAAAATTTGACATCACAGCTCAAGAATGTCAGCCTTTCTTTGAAGGGCTTAGACAAAAAGCTTGTGAATGACAAAATTTCACGTTTACTTTTGATTAAAAATGACTACATAACCATGAAAATTTCTGGTGGTATTAGGGAAGCTCCCTTTGCCATCGAATTATTTGGTGAAAGTAGTCAAGGTAAAACAACATTCGGTGATATGCTCATCGATGCTCTATTGACCTCGGCTAACATGCCTATTTCAAAAGAGTATCGTGCTGCATTGAATGCTGGCGATAAGTACATGTCCACATGGACCTCTGACAAACTCGTTGCTCTCATAGATGATGCAGCAAACGAGAAAGCCACATTCGTTGAAAAACCACCAACGCGATTGATAATCGACATCTGTAATAATCAGCGCTACTATGCCCCTAAGGCAGAGTTAGCTGACAAAGGCAGATGCTTTGTTGAACCAAAACTCGTAGTAGTCACTACCAACAAGAAATGCTTGGATGCAGGAACATATTCAAATTGTCCCTATTCCATTCAACGTCGAATGGACGTTGTCATTACTGTTGCGGCCAAGAAGCAATTCCAGCGCCTCGACAAGGATGGTGTTTCCTGTGGTATTGACTCGCAGAAAGTTTCCGATTTCTACACAGTGGATGGGATTTATACCCCACCCGTCGTTGATGATCTGGGAATTAACTGTTGAACGAGCCGTTAAACCACAAAAATTGACGGAAACAGCTCACTATCAATGTTGTGAATATCGTGGGAAGAAGCTTGAAAAAGTTTCGTCCACAACGGTTATGCAATATCTTATTGAGTTGTTCAAACGTCATAGAACCAATCAGTCACACATGATTGCAACACAACTTGCGCGAGCAGGTCAGATGGTAAAATGCGAACACGAAAATTGTCCGCATTTGAAGGGATATTGTCCCGATCATACTGACATGTCGCCGCATTTTGGTTTCAAACTTGCGTTGGCTGCTGAACGTATCAAGCAAAAAGCCTATCGACAACTAGGCGGTGATATTAGTAGTTCTCTGCTATCCGCAGAGGTTGCTGCTACAGCCTTGCTGTATACGTTTTCTACCAAATTTTTCGATAGATGGGACTGGATGCGCTTAGTGCCATTGCCAGCTATAGAAAATGAATATGGTAGAATGTTCTTTGTGTGGTGGAACAAAGACAAACTTGAACAGTCCTTCAACGCTCAAAC